TTCCCAGCCACTGGTCTGAGACTGCAATACCCAGGACTGGAAGGCAGCGGTATTCCAGCCACTGGTCTGGGCCGGCTGTATGGCGCTCGACCAGGTCGAGGTCGGCCAGGCTTCTACGACTGTCACTCGTCCGGCGATGGCGGCGACGGTACCGGTGTCGGAGAAGTATGCCGGGAGATAGCCGCCCAGGCGTTCGGAGTTGTCAACTACGCTGTTGGCATTGGTGTCATATGTGGAGGCGAGCATATCGCCGCCGCCGGCAATTGTCTGCCAGCTACCGTCTGCCCGGAGGAACTTGCCAGAATCACCGGCTACGCTGGTAATCAGCCCCGTGGTGGCTGCTCCCGCAAAGATTTGTGTGCTTAGGGCCCAGTCCTGGAATGAGGCCGTATTCCAGCCACTGGTCTCTGACTGCAATACCCAGGATTGGAAGGCTGCGGTATTCCAGCCACTGGTCTGACTCTGCAATACCCAGGACTGGAATGAGGCCGTATTCCATCCGGAGGTGTCGGAAGGCTGGATGGCGCTGGACCAGGTCGAGGTAGGCCAGGCTTCTACGACTGTCACTCGTCCGTCGATGGCGGCAACGGTACCGGTGTTGGAGAAGTATGCCGGGAGATAGCCGCCCAGGCGTTCCGAATTGTCAACCACGCTGTTGGCGTTGGTGTCATAGGTGGATGCGAGCATATCGCCGCCGCCGGCAATTGTCTGCCAGGTACCGTCTGCCCGCAGATACTTACCTGCATCGCCGGCTACGCTGGTGATCTGGCCGGTGGATCCCGCGCCGGTGAATAGGTTTGTTTCGGTTGACAGTGCAAACGGCCAGCCGGAGAAATCACCGTAGAACGGGCCGTAAGCAGAGCCACTGATGGATGTCGTTGGGAGAAGCGCTGCTTCGGTGTCTATCTGTGGTGCTCTGTCGATGTCAATGCGGCCTTCTGCAAATGTTTCTGCCAGTGTTCCGGTGCTGGCAACTATTGCGACAAAACCATCATTCAGCGCTTCAGCCAGGAAGTTGGAGCTGATCGGGAATGTGACATAGGTGGAGGTCACTGTTCCAGTAGTACTCGGCATGGCATCGGCGTTCTTGTCTGGTCCATAGCGCAATGTCCAGGTCAGTCCGGATCCGTCGTATGTATTTGTGCCTTCCATCAAGTCAAACACCCAGGTCGGGGTTCCCATGCGGTCGGTCTGGATCTGGAACTGTTCGCCTTTGACCCGATAGTTGATCGTCCATCGATCAGTCATCCAGTCGGCGATGGCCATGGACGTGATGACACTGAGGATGAGGCAAGCAAGTGCAATTCGTTTCATTCTGTCACCTCTATCCTGGTAGCTTTTTAGTAGGTCATTTCGCTGGCGTGCAATTCCCCATCGCTGCCGGTAGCGCGGATAACCTTCATTGCCACGGCTGCTTCTCTCTTGAGCACGCGTTCCTGGCCAGCTGCCCAGTAGTGGCCGTTGGTTGTTGTCGGTGCGCTGTCATCAAATGTGACGCGGATCGGCTGGGTGGCGACTGTCACCAGCACATGCTTGGTATTGTCGTTCAACGCTGCCAGCTGCAGAGCTGTGTCACTGACAGTCAGGTTTTGGTCGGCGACGCCGGGGGTCGGAATCAAGTTGCTAAGGTCGTATGTTCTCATTGTTCGATCTCCTGTACTTCTCCTAATGCCGGCGTCGCGCCGACCGTTCCAATAATTTTGTTTTCTTCCTGCTGTACCATGAATTCCAGATGATCCAGCCGTCTCTTGAGGATCTCTTTGCTACGGTCGGGCCAGGACTGCACCACGTCGGGCGCTTCTTCGAGCAGTTCTACCAGGCGCATGTAGCGCAGTTCGTGATTCTGACCCTCCTTGACCATTGGCGGTTCGATCCCGACCGATATCTTGACGAAGTTGTTCTCTTCATCGTTGATCTCGTCCTGGGTGGCGTCTTCAACCGGGCGTAGTGTGGCTTCTGCCAACTGCGGATTGAATGCACTGAGCAAGATGCCGACCGTCTTGTCTCTCTGGATGGTCATGCTGTTATCCATCGGTAGGATGACTTTAGATATGCTTTCCGCGAGTTTAAGCACATATTCCGGATCCAGGTTGCGCACGTCAAAGTCGAGCAGCACGTCAAATTGGCCCTGGATCTCGGCCCGTGATCGGTCCACCTGCACACCTTTTCCGCCGATTATGCGTGAGACTTCCTCGTCGGTCATGTTGGCCTGTGCCAGCTGGCCGGACATCAGCATAACGTCGGCCAGTGACCATAGGAACATGTTGACCCGGAACTGTTGCTTGGCGATTACTACACGTTCATCCACTTCAGGGTTATAGCGGCCGAAATACTCGTCCACCCGCCGTCTTGTTTCCTTCTGTTGGGCAAGCGCGGAGCTGGGGAAATCAGGCAGGTGCATCCACTCATAATCGTTGCTGCGTTTGCGCTTAATCTGGCGTAATGGGCCAATTTGCAAAGGTATGTTCGGTCTGTTCGCCGGTACAAATATTGGTGGTATGCTGAGCTGCGCATGATCGCCGACGGCATCATGCTCCAGTTTCAACGCCTGTTGATCAGTCATGCACAGTTCAGATATACTGCGACTGTCCAACAGTCGGTCGTTCAGGATCTCGCGGGAGAATTCTACAAATGGATATTCTCCGTGTACTTCAGCTTCCGGGCATATTTGCCGGTCCACTGCGGATTCGTCTATATCCGGATGAATGATGGTCCAATAGACTCCCCGCATCCCATCATCGTTGACAGCTTTCCAGTAGGGATAGATGATTTCGATCAACCCGGCATATGCGTCGGTCGTGCTGACTGATATTGTTTCCGTGGATCCATCAGCTCGCAGTTTCACGATCGTTTCGGGGAAACTTGTTTTGCCGGCATATGCGTATTTCGTTCCGCTCTGCTTCAATACCTTGTTTACAAAGCTTTCGCTCCATCCTTCGGTTACGATCTTCTCTTGGATTTCTGCAGGGCTCATCCATTCACGGACGTATACAACTCGGGCCGATTCGAGTGGGCCGGTATTGCTGGGCAGGTATACATCTTCAAATAATCTCATCGCTCTGTAGCGGATCCGACCTGGTTTATCGTACGATTCAGGGTATTCGGCTGATTCTTCGCTGCGCCAGGCCTTCAGTATCTTCTTTACGCGGGCCGGCCTGATCTTGGGTAAGGTCAGCTGTATGGCTCGCATGGCCTCATCTTCCCGTTCTGGATTGATGACCATATCCATCAGGTCGGCGGCAAATTCCTCGTCCGGATCTCCGTCACTAGCCATTGACCAGGCCAATTGCACGAATTCTTCCGCCGAGATGCTGGCAGTGCGGATCCCTGTTTCGTGATGCCAGAATACTCCCAGTATGGCGGCGGCCGGGCTGTCTCCTTCTTCATATTGGGTCAGCTTGACAATTTCACGCCAGTACCGGCGGCCTCTGGTGATGTAGCGTAAGAGGGTGCGCAATTTGGCGGCCCAGGATTCATCCGTCGTTTCCATGCCCTTTACGGTCAGGTCAGCCCGCATGGCGGCTGCCAGTTTAACTGCCACATGCTCGCCAATAATCATGTCTGCCAGGCGTATTCTGCCGTCTGTGGCTCCTTCAAACGGATGTGGTGCCTTGCCGCCCATGGCGGATTGGCGCTTGCGGCCGTCATCACTTTGTCCGTCCCAGCGACAGAATCTCACGTCTTCAGTCCAGGATCGACGCGACCATATTCCGCTCTCTGTATCGCCTTTGATCTGCTGCATCTCGGCCTTCAGCATCTCCAGTTCTTCAGTTGTCATGCTGGCAGATCCGCCGTCTCCGGCAACTTTGTCGAGGATGTGGTTAGCCTTCATTTATCCGTTCTCCACTCTGGCCACTTCTGTCTGGCTTTGCTGCCCCATAATGGTGTCAGCCGTCCTGATGATCAGTTCTTCAGCCTTTTGCCCTGCCTTCCAGCGTGCTGTTTCCTGGTCTTCATCGTCCAGGCAATCGGCATAGACGCCTTGGATGACGTATGATTTAAGCCAGGCCGGGAAATCTATCTTGGTCCAGTATTCAGTGCTGCTTGGTGGGGTCTCGCCGGTGCCGGCCTGGATACAGATATAACATTCGCCGGCCGGGTAGATCTTCGATTCGTAGTAGCACAGGTCATCAACTGCATAGTTGGTGGTGCTCGCGTAGTCCTGGGCCGTGAACATAGGGACGCGCTTTCTGAACATGATCCAGACATCGTCCGGGGCCAGATCATTCAGGACTACTCCGTCCGCATTTATGATGTGTGGCAGGCGGTCCGGGGCACGTGAGTATAGAGGGTGCCGGCGATATACATTCTTGACCGTTCCGATGGTGGTCTTGCCGGTGGCTACCCAGGGCGCATATCGTACAGAGGTCGTTTCGGCAGTTGATAGCGTGCGCTGTTCACACACCATCAGTTCTGGCCACCAGTCCCAGTCCCATCCTTCAGCCACCCGGTCATTCAGCGCATTGACCAGCTCATATTTCTTTGATTTATCAATGCCGCTCTCATTGTAAGGCTGCAGTCCCAGTCTCGCGGCCGCGCCATACAGGACACTTTTGAACGAGACTGTTCGCATTACTTGTACCTCTTATGAAAGGTTACCTGGCCAATGCCGGGAATCATCCGGCCAATACCGCGGCTGGTGCCTTTGCCACCAATGCGTGGTGTACGTGATATGGTTTTGACCCTGATTTCTGGATGGCGCTTCTTCATGTCACGGCAGAACTCTTCTTCGCGCCAGCAATCGTCTACACCGTATTCACGTTGGTTCTGGATCCGTGTCTTGTGGTATAGCTCGGAGTCTACCTGCATATGTCGAACGCCGTCTGCGCCTTGGAGGGGTAAAGCTTCACCCCTGACACCAGCGGCCTCTTCTTGTCTGCGGCGGGCTCTCTCGATCATTCCAGCGTTCATTCAATTCCTCAAAATGTACGGGACGACGGGCTGTAGCGGTCCCGTCGTCCCGTGGTGGCCACAGGGCCGGTTATGGCGTCAGATTGCGGGCATCCCAGATCCGGAAGTATATCCATACTTCCCCGCTCGACAGTGATCCGAGCGCTTCCTGGGCATTGGGCGTGAACTGGAAGTCTACATAGTCGGCAGCAGTGTAGACTTTCTGAGCACGTACAGTTGTCAGATCAGTCACTACTTCCAGAAATGCCGCCGAATACAGGTTTGTACCCAGGAGCACGTCGTGTGTAAGGTTCGTCAGTATCGCCGTGGTAGGAGTCCAGGTCTCGCGACCGAACTTCAGATCGACCTCGGTGCCGTCCACATTCAACTCGGTGCTGGCCAGGTACAGGTCAGTGTCTGATCCGTCCCCAACTTCCAGCAGTGTGCTGGTGGTGTAGTTGGTGCTGATTGTGTCAAAATCAGTCGCCAGCATCATTGCAACCAATTCAACTCCCTGCCCAGCCGCTACCGACAACAGATTTGTCAGACTCTGTGCGGTGTTGGTGCTGGTCGATGTCAGATCGTCAGTCGTAATGACTACCCGATGAGTGGCATCGAGCGACGCTTTCTCCTGAGTGGTCAATATGTGAACGCTCGCTGCGAACGTGTGGACTGCAACAAACATGATCAGCACTATCAGCATTGCCATGAGTTTCATACACTTCATCATCTCTATTTCCCCCGGTTTTGGGTTTAGCCGGCATATCCGGCGTTATGTTCTCTGCTCTGATTCTTGTCTTCTAACTGCGTCCCGAATGAATGCCTGCTCTACTTCCCCGTTCAGAGAAATAGAGCAAGCTGGTTAATGCTATTCTTCAGCGATAACTACTACCTGACCCAGCGGATTCAGGCATTTGACTACAGCGATACAATCGCTGAAGCCGCGTGGGCCACCGCCCAGATCCGGCAGCTCAACCATGCGCGGCCGGCGATCACCCAGGAATCCTATCGACCACATGTTCATGTCGAGGAACGCCCCTGACCGATGCGTGTAGTCGCTGTCCGATCCGTCGGCGTTCTTGTACAGGTATGTAGACAGATGGAGTCGTACCTGGCCGGTGGAGAAGTCAAAGAAGTCAACACACTTGACCATTGCCTTCTTTTCCGCTTCCTGACGGAATACGCGCACCGGGTAGTTGGCAGCACTCGCTTCGGGGTCTCTGGCTGTCCAGTTATCGAACTTCTGCTTGAGCGTGATGCCCACAAACCCGTCCAGGTTCAACTTGCCCTTGCGCGCCTTGAACGCTGCAGCCAGCTGCGCCTCAAAGGTGGACTCGGTCAACGTGCTGAGTGCCCCGCTGTGTATGCACGCTGATGCCGGCCTGAATGCGGCTGGCACTGGATACACGGTCTGAGCGGTTGCCTGCAGCCATCTGAACACTCCCCTGGTCGCGTTCGGTGTGTCGTTCCCGTTGTCTGTTGAGCATTCCAGAATGCTCAATGAACGGCCTTCCAGCGAATACTTCAGAACCTTTGCAGCCACCATCTTCTGGCGGCCTTTCTCGCCAGTTGGCAATCCTGCCACTTCCGTCTCGTCGGCAAAGTCCGACACAAACCAGGGCTCACGGAACTTCTGGCAGACACCAGTCAGCAGCTCACGGCCCTGACTGTTGAACGAGTCAACATCTGCGCCGTCCATTACACCACCAAGTGATCCGTCGCGGAAGGTTTCAACCTGCCAGGTTGCCACTTTCTTCTTCGGCTTGGGGTCCTTCTTCGCCAGGCTGACGAAAGGCGTTTCATCCGCGCGGATGTTGAACACTTCGTTCGATATTTCCTGTCTCTGTCCTACTTGGTCCGCTTCATACAGTCCGGGCATTGCATACCCTCCTTTTCATACTCAGTTAAGCCAAGAGGACGTGACAGAGGCCTGCGCGTTAATCCCACGCTTCGGCCAGTGCTTCTTCGTCAAATCCGCTCTCGGCGAATGTTTCAAACGTATTCTTTTCTTTCGGGGTCTTGCTGGTTACCGGGCCCGGCTTGGTCGTTGTGGCCTTGCTTGGCTCGGCCGGAGCAGGTTTTACAACCTTTTCCCCAGGCTTGGTCTTGATGGTCGTTGCTGGCTTAGCTGGCGGCGTGGTCGTTTTGGTACCTTTCGCCTGGCGTGCTTCGCGCCCTGCCAACATGTCACCGATAAGCAGTTCCGCGTTCGGCAACATTCTCAGTCCGGGCACTTGCCTGAACAGAGATTTGGCACGCAGCGCCAGTTCGCTTTTCGGATTCGCCAGATCGGGATACTGCTTTCGTGCTTCGGTAGTGGATGCCTGGCGCTGCTTGATCATATCTCGCGCCTTGGGCAGGTACCGTTCGCGTTCTTCACGCACTTCGAGCAGCCGTTCCTGGATCTGTTCTGCCGTGTACTGCGGATCTTCTTCTGTGCCAGTACCGATGTAGCCTTCTTTGTAACGGGTGCAGAACTTCTCCACTTCCCACAGGTGATCCTCTCGCTTCGTCAGCTGTGCTTCGTTTTCAGCCAGGAAGATTTTCGGCACATTGGCCGGTGCGGCACTGGCTTCAGGTCCAGCCGCTTCCAGTTCGTCTATACGTTCCTGGAGCGTCTCGATCTTCGCTGTTTCTGCCGTCAGCTGTGTCTCTATTGTTTTCCGCTTCGCGACTTCCTTACCGATCCGACGATTGACGCTCTCTTGGACCTCGGAGGGAAGTTTGTCGGCCAGCTTTTCGTCAGCCTTCTTTTCCTCGTCAGTTCTGTCGTCGTCATCCTCATTCTCGGTGTCCTTCTCGCCTTTGTCGTCGGTGGCGGCGGCCTTTTCAGCGGCGGCGGCTTCTTCAGCCTCTTTCTCAGCTGCTGTCTTTGCGTCGTCAGCGTCGGCATTGGCAGCGGAAGATTCAAAACCCAGCTCGTCTTCCATTGCTTCGTCGAACCCATCGTTCGCGACTTCGGCATCATCCATCAACGCTGTTGCGCTGTCGTCTTTGCCAGGTGTCACTATTCCTTCGTCTGCTTTTACGACCATGATGTATTACTCCATCAAGTAAGTGTCATCGGCTGTTCACTCTCCGCCGAAGATCGAGCGTGCGTCCTTCCTTCTGCCCAGAACACAAAAGGGCGATGAAAGGTTTCCCTCTCACCGCCCCTAGTTTTGCGCACGTTTCTCAACTCGCGCAATGGACTGTTGTTCTAATTGGGCCGAGTTGGGCCAAGTTGGACCAAGTTGGGCCAAGTTTTATGCCTTTGTGCCCCCCTCTTCCTGGGCCTGGTCGGGGGTAATTTTCTCTCTTTTCGATCTTTGCAGGTTGGCTTTAGCATAGAGTTCAGCCACCCAATCGTCCATGGTGGCCACTCCACCCAGCGTCATGTTGCTCTCTTTCTCGGTTAAATCCGGATCTGTAGCGATCATGATGCAGGCCTCGCGAAATGTTTCCGCCAATTGAATTATCGCCTGCCACAGCGGATGGTTAGGCGCATATTGGAATGCTTCCAGGAGATCCTCTTCGTTTAGTCTTCTCACCTGATCTCGCACCTTTTGCCTGGCGTTCTTTTTTTCCTCTATCATCTATCTTCCCCCATTATTTTCAGTAGATCATCACGCCTGAACCAGGCGCGCGTATTCTTGCCGCTGTGTATCGGCTTAAGCAGTCCACCATCTATCATCTTGCGGATTTCATGCTTGGTTATACCCAGCACTTCGATCACTTTCTGTCGTCGTAACATGAGTGGTAATTCTGAAGTCATCAATAGTGTCCTCCGCCTGATGTTTCCCAGTATTCGCTCTCGTCCACGTAGTCGCAATCGCTCAAGAAGAAATAGCGGTCCAGGTCCACCGGATCTTTGCACGCGCCCTTTTGGCCGTCTGATCCGGTCCAGGTCTGCAATGCAAAGATGGAGTTGCGGCACTCTTCAGAGACGTAGAATTTGGGCCGGTTAAAGTAGTCGAGTGGCAGTTCGGGATCATAGTCCAGGGCGTCGTTTATCAAGGTGATGCCTTCTGCGATGATGTTGCCCGGGGTCAGTCTGAAATCAAGGCCTATGTCCTGGAAGTCGGTCTGCAGCGTGCGCGGTCTGTCGTTTTCGATCCGCTCTCCGGATGCGGCACGGCTGTCAATGAACCGCTCGAATATTATTTCCCTGGTCCCGTGTTCCGGAGTCCAGTGCCTTACGTCCCGCTCGGCTATCGTGCGATACTTCTGACCGATACCCAGTTCCTGGCCAGCGTTCAGTACTGCTATCTCTTGACCTGATTTGCGGGCGGCCTCTTCGATCTCTCTCTGTTTGTCCTGGCTGATGCCGGCCAGGGCGTCTTGCCATCCTTCTAGTCTGGCAATCTCCTGCTTGTATCGCTGCAGGCCGAATCCGAACGAGGCCTGTGCCGGCCCCGGCCGCCCGTCCAGTTTCTTACCGTCCGGTAATGCCCAGGCTCCGGGGATCCCCACGCCTGGCACTTCGTAGTAGCTGGGCCATTCTCGGTAGAGATATACCGCATCGTCAGTTACGCGGTACCATTTCATGAAGAAGTTTCGAGCCTTGGCTGGATCGCACAGCATATAGTTGGTGCCGACGGCCGGGATCCGGTTTGCCGCGATTACGTGGACCCGGACATTGAATTTGGGGAAGCTGCAGCTGATAGTTTTGTTCGCCCAGCCGTACCATCGCTCCTTGATGTACGGTGTCGATTTCTTGCGCAATGCTTCCACCAGTGTGTGTGGTTTGCCGAACGGGCCGTCGCTGGAGTGGAAGAACATGATTGCATAGTTGTCGTCTACGCATTTCATGATACGCGGCATCGACTCAAATCTGCGCCCTTCCGGAATAGCCGGGGTGTCCATCCTGATCCCGCTGTCGTCTACGATCAGTTTTCGAGGCTTGGTCCATACTCCGCGTTCATGCTGTTCAATCATTTCCTCTTCGCTGTCAAATCCCAGCGCCCTGGCAACGTCCGGTTCGCCACCATCCTTCGGCAGCCAGAAGGCTGGCTCTTCCAGGACTATCTCGGCGCCGTCCTGCGCCATTTTGACGGTTGGGGTATAACCCTGGACCGGCGTAAAGGTCACTATGCCGCGGCCGTCGCGACTGACCAGGCGGATCAGTAAGTCTTCCACCCAGTCGGCTGCTATCAATTCATCGCCCCAGAACAGGTCGATTTCCGGGCCCTGCAAGGCGTCATCCTTCTCCATCGTGTAGTTCTTGAACGAGCAGGAACTGGTATTGGGCAGCACGAACTTGGCGTCACTGAATCCGGTTTTCTGTTTGTAGCTGATGTAGGCAATTTCGCTTCGGATAAAGCGACGTAGTTCTGGCGGAATGAATTTCCACATTAGCTTGTGATGCGTTTCAACACTCATGGGTGCAGTGGAATGGAATGGCCATATGTTGGCCCCTGTTATTTCGTGCATCACGCGACTGGACCGCTTTGCTGCATACTCTGTCTTGCCGCCGCGATTTCCGCCCAGGATAAAGAGCACTTTCACGCGTTTCAGGAACCCGAGTGCTGCCTGAATCTGGGCGGTTCGTTCCTTATCGAGCCAGGGCCAGGCAAGAAGCGCGTCTGCCAGTTTCCACGTTTCCGGTTCCCAGCCATAACGGATTGGATCTTCGATCTCGCGGAGAATGATCTCTTCCCGCTTCTTCAGTAACTGGACCCATCCCTGTTCACCCAGGGCCTGCGCCTGCCTCGCTGTCGGCAGTGGCATAAGCGGGTGTGGTGTTGGAATGAAGTTCTTCATTACGGAAGATCCCGTTCATATCCGGAATTGCCATTCCACCTGGCACGAAACCGGATAATGGTCTTCACAACCAGCAAGGATAGTAGTGCCGCGCAAAACAGTAAACCGCCAAGAGATATTGCAATTGTCAGCTCTGTCATTCTTCATTCCCCCATTCATCTACCTGGCCGGTCATTGGTTTATCCGTGGGCGTTGTTTCGGTAAATGTAGGATTGCCATGCAGGCGTAGACAATTCGCCGCCGCACGGAATTCAGTTGCAGCCTCTGCAGTACTGTGGTTGTGGTCGTAAACTACACGAGCTATCATCTCCAGGTTTCCAATGGCACGTTCGTACATGTCATGCCTCCGATGGTTCGCCTTTGTCTGCTGATGGTGTGAATCCCGGTTGCCGTTTGATTTCCTTATCACATGTTGTGCAGCATCGATGTGTTAGGTCGTCGGATAGACATTTGCAATCGGGCGGACAGACCATGCGACTGGGGCTGAGTGCTATTGGTGGGGATGTGTGACCTGAATGTACGGATACCCACAGGTGCCTGGTCTTGACAATCTCTGCTATCTCTTCATCATCCAGTTTCCAACAGGAAATGACTTGTCCATCTGCTCGAAAGCATGGCAATGATAAACACTGTTCATCTGTCATATCTACTGGCTTGGTCAGTTCACCGTTCATTCCATCAAACTCAACTGGTCTCATTCTTCATCTCCTGTTTTGTTGTGGTTTATGAATCCAATTCATCGAACGCCTGCTGCAGGTAGAAGGCGACTGATCGTGCTGACAGTCCCTGTGCGACCACTTGTTTGATGAGGGTCTTCAGGGCTTCGGTCGCCTGTTCGGCAATCACTGGGACGCCTATGATTATCGGCGCCATTGGTTTGGGCTTCCCTTCATAATACTTCCTGGACAGTCCCTTGTGCTCTGTTCTTCCGTTCTTCTTGATGTCGTTGATGACTGCTCGTCGTGAGCTATTCATCTTCTTTGAACAGATATATGCGATGTCGCGGAACGGCACTGCATTCTCGATGAGAATCTGGCGTTCCTTTTCTGCCAGTAGTGATGCGCAGCGGAAGGCTGATGAGAAATAGCAGGATGAGTATTTGTGTCCAGCTTGCTCGAAGGATTTTCGCAACTTGTCTATAGCTTTGCCCGCGCGGCCCTGCCCGATCCCGTTCTTGCGGTCACTTTCGGGCATGTCTTCGGCGACTTCCGCAATGATATCCCCGATACCCAGCAGGCATATTGCGGCCGCGTGATCACAATGTCCGAAGAGTATTGCCCCTTTGGTAACCAGTTCGTCGTAATGTGCTCTTTTCATGCTGTTATTCCACAGTTGCATTTATCCAGTTGATGGCATCGTCGAGTGTGTTCACAATCACATGTGAGTGTGCGATGATCCAGGCACTGACCGTTTGTTCTCTTGGAACCACGCTGATTACGATCTTCCCGCGTTCCCAGGCGTAGAGAATCTCCATGCTGGTACCAACACTGACCTGCCAGCAATTGGCGAGCAGAATGCTGGCCGCATCGATGTCGTGTTTGTCGGGATTGACGATGATGTTCATGCAGTCGTCACATTCCTGTTTCGAGAAGTCGCGGGCGGCGGCCGGGTTGATCGATTTGCAGTGCAGGAAATCTGCAACTTCTTCGCGCCAGCTGTGTGTCTGGTCTTTGGTGCATCCCTTTATCGGGCCTGCAAGGTAAACGACTGGATCGGTGTTATGTCGATCAAAGCATTCAATTGCAGCTACTGCGACGGCAGCCACGTGGATCAGTTCTTTCCGATAGTCGTCCAACGAAGAGTTGCCAAATCTGTATTCCAGAGCCGCTTTTTGCGCTTCTCCGAATTCTTCGCCCAGGATGGCCAGCCAGGTGAAGTTGTCATGATTCTGCATCCCCCACTTCTCGTCCTGTCGCTTTCTCTCGGTCGTTATGTCATCACGTACTTTATTCATGGCATCTCCTTGTTTCCGGCGTTCAGCGCCGGGTATTGTTTCCACACCTGTCCATCGAGCATTGGCATCTTGATCATCTTCCCGTCCACTTCCATCTGCTTCAGGAAGAATGGGACGTAATTCTCCAGGCACTGATAGCGCAGGTCTCGGACGTGGTCTATGTCACACCGGCGTCGCCGGCTTCCGCTCTCTGCTCCGCATATCACCCAGTCGAGGGCGGCTGTCCTTAGATCCGCCACGTCATGCCAGCCGCGCAGCGCGTTGATGGTCACATTTGGTTTGCCTCTGTCTGGAGCATCACTCTTCTTGATAGTCAGATGTGTGAGGTCAATGTATTCCAGCATCGGTTCCACACTTACGATGTGTTTGGCCGCTTCTATTTTCAGGAGTTGTGGGATGAGCTTGTCCGCATCTTCTTGGGTTGACACACTTACCCCCACCCAGATATTGGGCAAGGGCCAGATATTGCATTTGGCTATGCTGGCGGCCAGGTTCTCTGGCCGCTTGGTCAGCAGGATGTAGATGTTCTCCGGTGTCATGCAGGCAATATCGAGCACCAGTGAATGTTGAGAGATGGATACGCCGGGATGGAAGAATCCCGAACGTGACCCAACAAATATGAATGCTGGCTTGTCATAGGACAGTGGCGTGTCTTCCAGCACATAGAATCGGCCATCTTTCAGAACACTGTGTGTTCCGAACTGTCCTTTTCTCAAGTCGCGCAACCGGGCAGACACTGACGCCTCCGGATGCCTCGTTCTGTCAGCTATCTCGGCGAGTGTTCGCGCC